TTCAACTCCAGGCATACCGGAGTCGAGAATAACGGCCTGGCCTGTGGCAGACTGCACCAACACCTTGGGCCAATAAAATAGGTCTACGCCTGTAGCCAGCTTGGAGGCCGCGGCGTACTGTTGTTTGAGACTGTCCATGATCGGCCCAAGCACGGAGTTGTATGCCCAGCGCATATCCGCTAAGGGCGTATCCATGCAGTGTGCCTCGCAAATGGGAACGAAGCCGTAGTCGTGGCGGTTCACCCAGACGAGCTGCTCATCCACAAGCAGAGCGTGCCATTCCTTGTCCCAGTATTCGACGACCGGCACCTTCTGGTTCTCGTCGTCGGGTAATTCGGGCATCTTGCGCTTCTTACTACCCGAAAGCTCGCTCAATTCCGCGCTAATGTCCCAGACATAACGCTTGTATTCCTTCGTGTACCAGCCCACTCCGTTCTCGCCCCACACGCTGAATACCATGTTCGGGTCCGTAACGATGGTGCGGATGGGCATGGAATCGCTCCCCAGACGGTTCACATCGAAGCGGGTTTCGATCACTCCCCTGCCCCTGAGCAGATACCAGTAGACGAACTTGCGCCACGGGTTCTGTTTTGTCTCCATCATGTACTGGCGCTGGTAACCGAGTAGCCAGTTCTCCAGCTTCGTACACGCCTTTTGTTCCTGTTCACCAGTGCTTCGCGGTATCACCTGCACCTTGGTGGTTGCACGTACATTCAGCAGGGTAAGGAACTTCTCCAGTATCGCCCTTGCTCTGGCCGGTTTTAGCTGGGTTGCCCTGCCACCTGCCGTAGTCTGGTCAGCCGCATCACGCGGGACACTCCATTTGGCGGTAAACAACTCCTCTACTTCTTCAGAGAAGTCTATTGCTTCGTGGTATAGGTCACGCGCAAAATGGTGCTGGTCTAGCACCCACTTGGCGTCACTCGGTTTCTCTTTTCTTGCTGGCATATTATTTACCTGTCTCTATGAATGGTACACCAAGTTCCTCTGCGATTTCCCGCCACCTCCGAGCATCCGGTGAAAGACCTATATATTTGTAGTAATTCGATCGTGTCCTAATAGGTGGCCCGTACACGCCCGCTACGCGCTGCGTGGAGGGGACGGATAACGCCCCAGGGTTTTCCCTTAGATAATCCTGCCACGTATTCAGTCTGGTCTGTTCTAAAGATATTCCTGACACGTCCTCATTGGGTATAGGGATGGAGACAGGCAGCCCTTCTCCACCCCCCGGGAATATAAATGGGTCTGAGCCTGCAGGCATTATTAGTACATGGGTGGTGTATGAACCCTCCGGCCTACGTCTTACCTCGTACCCAGGCGGCCACCCCGATGGTATTCTCGGCATCCCATAATTCGCAATTACCTCGTTCATGGGGTGCGTTGGCTTCTCGCCGGGTCGAAAATATTGCCCATACGGGGACCCTTCAAGACCCGTGGTGATGAGTTCCTCAATAGGGACATTCCTAATCGGTTCAGGCTCTGGTATGCGTTGCAGGGCGAATTGCTGCGCTTTCACTAAATCGTCCCTCACTGCCTCAAGGAGTCCCTTGGCGTTGGCAGGGGTGGGAGCAGACCGGTATAACTTCCAGGGGATTGTATCTGTTATAAAATAGGCGTTGAAGATTCTTGTAATAGCCTGTCGTAACTGTTCTATGGCCTCGCCTGTGTTCCCAAGGTATGAAGGGTACCGGCGTTTTTCAACTTCCGGTTTGGCCAGCAACTGATTAGTGCGGTCGACGAGCGCGTTGATGCCCTCAAGCTGCGCGGCATGCTGCTCCTCGGTTCCCGGTGACATAAACCTCGCCTGTGTTCCCAAGGGTATCTCATGCTCCCACGCTCTGGGATTAAACCGGATAACCTGCCCCGGAGCGCCTATGACCTCGTGCTTGGGGTCAATCTGTTCTCCGGGTCCTAGTTGTCTCTTGCTGGTATACGAATCCAACCAATTGGCGAACTTTATCCGGCTATGGGGTATGAAGTGCAGCCAGCCGTAGGGCCTGAACTGTCCTAGAGTCGGATGAAACCGTGAAACCGCCGAGGCACTATGTAGGCCAGTCGGCTGTTCCCTTCCGTACTGCCCCCGCTGCAAGAGGGCCTCGCCGCGTTCCTGTCCTAGGTCCATCAACTGAGGTAGGGTCGTACTTCGCGTTACGCCCGGCATACGGGCGGCGGCCAGACCCATACGCTTAAGCTCCTCTTGCGCCCGGTATGCCGCAGTCATTTCCGATGGGGTCAACCCAGCCTGCCTCATCGCGGCAGGCACAGCGGCCGGTGGGATGTAGGCTCTCCCGGTTGCCGCTTGTAGTTTGGTTTGTGCGCTTCGGGCATCGGTCTGGTACTGCTTGTATTCGGGCGTGAAAGCCTCACCGGAAACATATCGTCCCACTGGCCCCTGCAAGAATGGCTTACTGGCCTCCGTCCATATATTGCCCAACCCCTTCGCAACTTCCTTTAAGCCCCCGCGCTGGAAGTCGTGCCGGAGGCTATAACCAGGCGCCTTCGGCTTGGTAAGCACCTGTCTGGGCTGTCGCCGCAGTCCCTGCAAGATACGCGCACTTTGTGGCGTCCAGCCCACGTTGGGCGGTGCGGGGACGACCCTCGGAGTTGGCATGGCTGCCATGCCCACGTCAGGCCGTTGCGGGATGTCTTCCCGGCGACGTATAGGTCTATACGGCATACCTAGCCCATAAACGAGGATAGCAGATTGGCGAGGTCATTGTAGTAACTGCCTGCCACGGTATTGGGATCGCGCTCGGTCCACTGGTCCAGCAATTGCTGTAATCCCGTCACTAGCCCTTCCATACCCTGTGGGGGGGCTTGTTGCTCTTGCATTAATTGCGCCATGAGCCACGGCGGGGGCGCACCTCCAGCGGGGGGCATCGGGCCACCCATTGGGCCTCCCGTTGGTATAGGAGGCATCGGGCCTCCACTGGGCATGTATGCCATATATGCTCCTATAGCCCGTAGGCCATTTCTATCTGCCTGCCGACGGAGTTGCCGACCGGCTTAACTGCATCGCGGTCAACCATTGTTGGTTGAGTAAGCAAATGGTCAGACGCACGCCAAGCCCAGTATACCGCATCTAGCGTGTCATCGTGCGCCGCCTTATCCCCAAAACGGAGCCATTCGTCCTTAAATGTCTTCAAAAAGGTGGTCTGGGCATCACTCACCTTCACTCTACCGAACTGGAAGTCGGGCAACATCTGGTTTATGCGTTCCGCTTTTCCCTTGATAGCCTTCCTTCCCAGGAGCGGTAAGCGCAGTCCATTCTCGCGCATACGCCGCATCAATGCCTGATAGAACACCTCTCCCCCCGCATTAGTTTCGAGCAAAATGCGCTGGGGCTTATCGTAGGCCGCCATCGTGAACAGGGCATTCTCGGCCTCGGCCTGGTTCACCCTACCGACGAAACCGTCCTCCACCACTAAGACGGGACGGGTATCGACTATCTTGGCGATCGCGAAGTTGTCCCCTTTCCGGTAGCGGGTCCCCACCATCGACTGCTGCGTTATGGCGAAGTCCACCCCGTAAAAGCGGGCAAACTCCTGCTTGATCCATATCTGCGGGAAGTCCGTCAGGTACTCCGCTTTGAGGATGTTACCCCTGGTAGCGTTGGCATTGGCGAGGTACACCAGCTGGAAGTCCACTTCACCCACTTCTGCCCTGCGCCGCTCCAACCGTTCCAACGGCCATTGTTCCGGCCAGTAACTCTCGTTGTCCTCTATGGCCGGATGCACGAATACCTGGTACATCTTCTCGCCTTCCCACTCGACTGAATCGAGGTATCCCACGATGTCCTTCGGGTTCCAGCGCGTCTGCACTATCACCGCATGGGCATCCTCCATGCAACGCGGCAGGAACGTATCCTTCACGAAATCGACCGTCTGAACACAGACAGTCTCACTATTCTTACTCTCCCGGTCGTGCAGGTCATCCCCTATGGCTATGCCTGTCACGCGCCTTCCGTTCACACTGCTACTGCCGACACCGCCAGAAGCGAGGGTCGGGTCCTTCTTAGCGGCCGTCAGGAGCGCCCAGTCGCCTTCAGATACCGAGCTGTCCTTGACCTCGTAGCCGTCGCGGGACCAGCCGCGGTCCTTGGCCGGAACCACGTTGGGGAAGACCATTTTGAACTTTTCATTAAATTCGATGACATCAGCCACTCGGCGGGCGATATTATTGGCGAGGTTCTCACCGGCACTGCAAATAAGGTTAGTGGTCCAGGGTTTCTTCCCGATCCACCATGACAGCAGTACGATCGAGATTATCGTGGTCTTGGCACTCTCTGGCGGCGCCACAATGACGACACGGCGGTTATCCAGCACCTCTTTTAGCCACTTCTTATGCGCTTCGGCGGGGTCTACACCAAAAACGAGTTGAGCATAACGGCACACGCTCTCCACGGTGTCTCCCCGCGCAGAGGCCGCCATCAACTGTTCTATCTGCTCTTCGGCACTTAAAGAGGCTAAATACTCCAGGCCATCTTCCATGCTAGTTCATGCTAACAACACTTAAACGCAGGCGCTCACATGTCTTTATGTGTTCCATGCCTGCGTACATCACCTCTTCACCGGGCATATCACATTTAAACGGAGGCCAATACAATAAATTGTACCCCAGAGGTAACTCGTCCTGGTGACCTTCGTCCACGATCACGAAGTCGTCAGTATCCTTGTTTTTAGCTATGTAGTAAAGCACTTAGGTTTCACGCGGAACATCTTTTAGTACCTGCGTCAACAGGATCTCAGCCTCACGCGCATCTATCTGCACCAGAACCTTCGTACCACCCGTATCAGACTGCTGATGAGTGCGGGGTAAAAGGTCTGCCGCCTGCCCTATTAAACGCGCAGCCTGGGTAGAACCGCGCCTCTCAGTGTCAGCGGCCAATGACGCCTGATTACGCATTACCTCACGCCAGGCATCCTCCGGCGTCTGCTTGTCCAAAGCCTCAACAAGACCCGCAGCAGCAGCGTCCCTAGCCCGGTTCCACCTACTCTCATTAGCAAGTGCGCCAGTACCTTCAGGCCCACTGGTGTACGGGGGACGCAGGTTAGCAAGACTGTTGGGATGCACGGGAGTATTATAGCATACCGGAAGCGGAGTCCGTGAGGAGTCCGCTTTTATTGATTGTGCAACATAGGCGCGGTAAAAACTACCCAGGGGGGGGTAAGAATTACCTAGGGGGGGAGTAAAAACTACCCCACATAAGCATACAAGACTCTAGCTTCTCTCTATCTTCTCTCTAGCTTCTCTACGAAACTTCCTGAAACTTCCTGAAACTTCCTGAAATATCGGGGTTGCAGGGGCTAGGAAGCAGAAAATAGGGGGCTTGGTTAGAGAAAATGCTGCAATTTTGTTGAGGCACTACGATGGGGGTAGAAGGCGGTAAGTTGCTGGTGGTGGGGGCTGGAGAGCGATGGCCGAAAGACAGGCGGTAGGTCGCTAGGCTTCGCCTGCTCCCGTGCGCAAACAGATTTCCCCACGTCACGCTCGCGCCGCGCCGGCTTACCCTACCACCAACACTGCGCCCAACCCCGCGGCTCTGCGCGGCAGAGTACTACGTCACCCGCAGTACTCCAGGCTGCAGAGTGTACGGGATCGCGGCCGCGCACACTTGCGCGTCACACGCGCACACGACAGCGGCACGGTCCACGTGTAATCCGCTGCCGATAATCCGCGACACCATCCGCGATATCGCAACACTCCGCGCCGACTCCAGGCCGACTCCGCGCACGTCCCCAAAAAACCCGCCGACCGTATATGGGTCACTTGTTGCTGATACCCCTATATACAGCGGTTCCCTGTGACAGCGTAGGGCTGGCGTAGGGCAGCCGTACAGCAGCGCCGAGGCTCCTGTGTTATGCTTGAATTTGTATCAGCATCAGGTATCACGCGTTCGGGAGGGCGCATATCATGACCTACAACCGCACCGCACTGCTGGAGATAGCACAATCCGCCGCAACAACTAGCCATAGCCAACTAATCAACAATCTGCATGCTATGGAGACTACTGGGACCCGGGTGAGAACGTGGGGATACCATGCGCGAAAGTTGCGCCTATGGCTGCAGGACGGGGCAAAGGACACTACGCCATTTAGTATTATTGCTGACGGAAACTCCAAACTCGGCATATTGCCATGCTTTAGCACGCTGCCCGTTGTAACTTGCCCGGGCGCTGGCGATTGTCTCAACTGGTGCTACAGTTTTAAATCTTGGCGCGCACCGGCCGCATATATGAGACAAGTGCAAAACACCATCCTGCTCCAATCAAAACCCGGCCGAGATAAGATCTCGGCTGAATTTTACAAACTGCCCCACGGCATCAAGTTTCGCCTGTACGTAGACGGAGATTTTAACAGCGTGGAAGTGCTGCACTTTTGGATGGACACCATCAAAACCCGGCCCGATATCGTTCATGTAGGAGACGCGGCCGGCCTGGTCCCATTCGGCTATTCAAAATCCTGGCTTGAGTTTCTTGAATTGGACGCGGCTGGCTATGACTGGCCGACAAATTACTTCTTGAATATTTCCAGCGGCAGCCTACATGGTGACGATATTAAAGAGCGCATGCTTGCCCTGCCTATTGCACGGGGTGAGTTTGTAGGCGTCAAGGTGGACCATAAGCATATAAAGAGCAGTGCCTATCGTGGGCCTGATAATCCTGGCAATAAAGAGTACAGGCACGCTGTATTGATTGCGCTAAACGAGAAGTTTGGCAAGAGCCGTAAACGTTTTGCGTGCCCGGGAAACTGTGGTAAGTGTATGCCTGATGGCCGGGTAGCATGTGCGGATGCGGCCATGGTCGGGGTGATGATTGGAGTAGCCGCCCACTAAATGCAAGCGAGACAACCAAACACCCACGAACCCCGGCCAACAGCGCAGCGTGGCCCTACTGGCCCGGGAAAACCTACCACGCGAGGATATCAAAATGAGCAAGCAAATACCACGACAAAAACACTGGGCCGCCATGTGCGGCAACACCTTAATGGCCGCTGTGATTGGACGTTTCCTGTATCCGCACTGCACACTGAGCGAGAGTGTGCAGCAGGTCTTCGCGGAAGGGCTGATGGAGTACGATATTGCCGCGGTAGACATTGAGCCAACCCTAGAGCGTCATCTCGGATTGATGACTGGCGACCTGCACGGCCTACGCGACACTATACTGACTGAGCTAGAAGACAACGGTCCACCGGACATTTGTTGTGGCGAATGCTCCGCGTTCGATGAGGCTAGATGGATAAACGAGAAGTAATCTAAAACACCCACAACCCCGGCTAACGGTGTAGCGTGGCCCTGTTGGCCGGGGAAAACCTACCACGCGGAGGAAAACTAGCGATGACCACGCCAAATCGTCACAAGTATAACAAGGCAGCGGTTGATAAAGCGATCAAGAAGGATTCTACAATCAAAGCCAGAGAGGCTAAACTGATTCACAGGCTTCTAAAAGGGAGGAAAACTAGCGATGAGATCTATACTAAAGCGGACCGCAGCGAGTAAACCGTCAATACGCAAAGAATTGCTCGAAAAAGCCATGACGCCACCGTGGCTGCAAAAAAAAGAGATCACCGAGGCCGGCAAACTTCGCAGGGCGCTAGAGGAAGTTGAGGCCCTGACGACTCGGATGGTGATACCAGAGGATGGTGACGTCCGAG